AGAAAAGATCAGCGCAAAATACTACTGAAATTGCTGTTACTAAAGTAGTTAACGAATACTACATTTTCAATGATAAAGGTTTCAATTACGGAAACAAAACAGTTGGTCCTAATACCACTGGTTTAAAAATTTCTAGAGACTCTATTGTGCACGTTGTATCTGGTTTAACTGATAACCAAGGCACAATGGTTCTTTCTTATTTACATAAAGCAATTAAAGCTTTAAATCAGCTGAGCACTCTTGAAGACGCTTTGGTTATTTACCGCCTCGCACGTGCGCCCGAGCGCAGAATTTGGTACATCGATGTTGGTAACTTACCAAAAATGAAGGCTGAGCAGTACGTTCGCGAAATTATGGTTAAGCATAAAAACCGTTTGATCTATGATGCTGCTACTGGTCAAGTTAGAGACGATCGTAAGTTCATGACTATGTTGGAAGATTATTGGCTTCCTCGCCGCGAAGGTGGTCGTGGCACAGAAGTTACTACCCTTCCGGGTGGCCAGAACCTTGGCCAGATGGACGACGTACTATATTTCCAAAAGAAATTTTTACAAACACTAAACGTTCCAGTAAGCAGATTAAATTCTGACGCACTATTTTCTATTGGTCGTGCTACAGAAATTACTCGTGACGAATTGAAGTTTGAACGTTTCATCACTCGTTTAAGATCTCGTTTCTCGCATCTGTTTGTAAAGATGTTAGAAAAGCAATTGATTTTAAAAGGCATCTTAACTGTTGAGGAATGGCAAGTAATACAAAATCAAATTCGTTTTGATTTCGCTAAGGACAATTACTTTGCCGAGCTTAAGAAAGCTGAGATTCTTCAAAACCGCATTTCTCAAACTCGTGATTTGCAAGATATGGCTGGTAAATACGTTTCTCATAACTGGATTCGTAAGAACGTTATGCAGCAGTCTGAAGAAGAAATAGAAATGCAAGATGCATATATTAACGACGAAATGCAATCTGGCGATCCACGTTGGATTAATCCGTTAGTTATGCAAAACGAACAAATGTTGCAGCAAGATCAAGCTGGTGCGCAAGACCAACAAGGCGAACAACAGCCTGAAGATGATGAAACAAGACAAAAAATGGAACAAGTTAGACAGGCTATGATTACTGTTGAACAAATGAAAGAAAAGGGTGTACAAAACAGATCAACTCAAGAACAGTCAGCATATAAGGCTGCAGTACAGTTGGTTGCTAAGAACCCTGAAATCGCTCAACGTATAGGCGCAGTTAAGTAAAGGATGATATAAATGGTAGAAGATAATAAATATGATTTGACCGATTTAGTTGTTTCTGCAATTGAACAGAAGCCATTAGATTTTGAATCAGCATTCAACGATCTTATTGTTGATAGAATTCGTGGCGCTGTTGAACAAAAGAAAATTGATATAGCTCAACAGATGTATGGATATGAGCCTGAAGAACAGTATGATGACGCCGAAACAGAAGAAGATATAGAAGATAATTCAGAGGAAGAATTTAATGGCGAAGAGTCTTAACGATATTTTACAACGTTATAGCGACGTTATTTTAGGCAAACTACCGCCTTCGAAAATCGAATCATTAACTACTGGCGAAAATCCAGGAGTTGATTATGCAGATAAAATGAAGGATGGTCGCGATTTCATTGCTCAACATTCAGTTGAAAAACATCCTGATCGTAACGGAAACGGCGATGATGTATTTAAAGGTTCAACTAAGAAAGCCGAGATGGAACGTCATGGCCATGAACCAAAGCCAAAGGACATTCAGGTTTATAACAAGACCCAGCAGGTTTCTGAAGAAAAAGAAGATATGTCTGGCAAAACTTGTAAGAAATGCAAAAAAGGCAAATATGTAGAAACATCTCAGCACGACGACATGAAAGGTGTTTTACATTGTTCAAAGTGTGGATCGGGTACTAAGCGTTGGGCGCTTAAAGAAGCCAAGGACGAAAGAGAATATGGCTACGAAGGCGATATGGCTATCACTCAGTTAAAAACTATTTGCCGTAATGCCGAACATTTAATGAAGATGATGAAGCCTGACACTGATTTGCCAGAGTGGGTGCAGTCAAAGATTACTAAGGCTGAAGATTATATCTCGACTGCTCACGATTATCTAATGTCAGAAATGAATGAAGAAGCCCTTGATGAAGCAAAGTGCAACATGACTGAAGCAGGTAAGATGTGTGAAGTTCATGGTATGAAGGCTTGTACAAAAGAAGACAATGAATCAGCTTCGGATAAAGAACCACGTTATAATGGTAAGAAAAAAGAAGGTCGTCAGCTAATCACTGATAAGAAGCTTCAAGAAATGGCAGCTTCACAAAATCAGGCAATCGCTGCTCGTATTGCTTTACAGCATAAGCGCGAAGGAACTATGCCTCCAAAGGGAACTGCTTCTTACTCAATGATGGACATGTCAGAAAAGCAATTACACGATTATACTAAAGCTAAAAAAGGCGCTCCTGATAAAGTTGTAGAGTCACTTTCTGATCAGCGTTCAGCAAAAGCAACTGCTTCTGAAAAAGCAAGAGAAAAAATTACCGCTGCTTTAGAAAAAAGAAAGTTAGCTAAAATGAAAATGGAACAATCTGCTCCTGCCGAAACAGTTATAAGAATGCCAAGTGGGGAAGTTGGAGACACAGGAAGGGTATAATGATTTACAAATTTTCAAATACGGAAATTGTTGTTACAACAGCAAATACAGTTTATGACAATCCGCTTATAAGACTGACTAATCCAACTACAGCGGTTGTTAATGTTACTATTTCAGTTAATTCCACTGCCAACTTATATTCTTTTAGTATACTTGGTAATTCGGAGATAGTAATTGAAAAAGGACCAACTAATAGAGTTCAAGGAAGTGGTGTTTTCGCATCACCCGTAGCATACAGGTACTAAAATGAAACTTTTTACTGAGTTAGTAGAAGACGTTCAATTAATTTCCGAAGCTAAAGAAAGCGGCGGAAAAGACTATTATATTGAAGGTATTTTTCTACAAGCAAATATCAAAAACCGTAATGGAAGAATGTATCCAGTTGAAGTGTTAGAGACTGAAGTAAAGAGGTATGTTAAAGAAGTAGTTGATAAGAACAGAGCTTTTGGCGAGCTAGGTCATCCATCTGGACCTTCCATTAATTTAGATCGCGTTTCTCATATCATTACAGAATTAAATCGCGATGGTTCAAATTTTATTGGCAGAGCTAAACTTTCTAAAACTCCAATGGGTGAAATTGCTCGCGGTATTATGGAATCAGGCGGTCAATTAGGCGTTTCCTCTAGAGCCATGGGTTCTTTGAAAGAAGAAAAAGGCATGATGGTTGTTCAAAGCGATCTTCGCCTTTCAACAGCAGCTGATATCGTTGCTGATCCTTCTGCTCCAGACGCTTTTGTTAATGGTATTATGGAAGGAGTTGAATGGTTATATGACCCAATTAAAGATACTTGGTTAGAACAAAAACTACATGACACCAAGAAAAAAATCCATAACATGACAAAATCAAAGTTAGAAGAACAGAGAATGGCTATCCTAGAAGACTACATTGCTTCACTAGCTGTAAAAAATTAAAATTATATAAATAATTAAAATCACAAAGGAGAATTTTCTTATGTCAAATAGAGAAGAAATTCTAGATCAAGAAGAGCTAGAAATTGCTGATAATGTTGAAACTGTAGAAGAAGAAACATTAGCTGCTAAGTCTATTGCTCCAAAGGGCAAAGCTGCTAGCATGAACGCAGTTATGGATCTAATGAGCAAGATGTCAGGCGATGACATAAACAAGTTTGTGGCCACTATGACTCAGTTTGGTCCAAACAAGGATTATGGCGTTGGCGATAATTCAGAACAAATGAGAGCTTCTGTGGCTATGAAGCCATCTGCTGCTTCAGGAATGAGCGAAGATTTGCAGGCTATTTTTAATGGCGAAGAACTATCTGAAGAGTTTGTTGAAAAGACAACTATTCTTTTTGAAGCTGCTCTTAATGCTAGAATCATCGTTGAGACAACTCGTCTAGAAGAAGAATATGCTGTTAAGCTTGAAGAACAAGTTGCAGAAATTTCTGAAGAATTGACTAACAAGCTTGATTCATATCTAACTTATACAGTTGAAAACTGGATGAAGGAAAATGAAGTAGCTATCGAATCAACTCTAAGAAACGAGTTGATGGAAGAATTCATTGAAGGTCTAAGAAATTTATTCGCTGAGCATTACATTTCTGTTCCGCAAGAGCAGGTTAATGTTCTAGAATCCTTAGCCGATAAAGTAAATCAGTTACAGGCAAAACTAGATGAATCTATTGACAATAACAACGAACTTCGTGGTTTGTTAGTAGTTGAAGCCGCAAACAAAATTTTCTCAGAACTAGCTTCTGACTTAGTTGTTTCCCAGCAGGAAAAGTTTGCTGCTCTTGCTGAAGGAATCGAATTTGACGGCGATCTAGAAATTTACGCAAAGAAGCTTTCTATTATTAAAGAAAACTATTTTGGCGGCGAATCACAGTATTCTTCAAATATTGAAGAAGAAACTTTCGAAGGCCAAATTGCTGAATCAGTAAATCTGGACCCACAGGTTAATCGCTACGTTCAGGCAATCGCAAGAACTATTAAAAAGTAAGATTGTATAAATAATTACAAGATTATATTTCTCTAAGAAAGGAAAAATAAATGTATCTATCTGAGGAAATTCAAAACAAGTGGGCTCCAGTCCTTGACCACGACGCTTTGTCACCAATTAAGGACCAGCACCGCCGTTCTGTAACTGCTATGATGCTAGAAAACACCGAGAAGGCTCTCGTTGAATCATCTGCACATGGCCAGTACCAGACACTAAACGAAACAGTTCCAGTAAACTTCATGGGCTCTTCAAGCTCAACTGCAGGTGCTGGTGGTATTGACACTTTCGATCCAGTGCTTATTTCACTTGTTCGTCGTGCAATGCCAAATCTAATGGCCTATGATATCTGCGGCGTTCAGCCAATGACTGGTCCAACTGGTTTAATTTTCGCTATGCGTTCACGCTATAGCAACCAGACTGGTTCAGAAACATTCTACAACGAAGTTGATACTACATTCTCTTCTGTTACTTCTGGTGCTAACACCTTCGGTAACAAGTTTGTTGGTACAATTCCTGGCGCAACTAATACATCACCACTAACAGCTGTTAACACTTATAACACTGGTGCTGGTATGTCAACTGCTCAGTCAGAAGCTCTTGGTGATTTTAGTTTGGCTAATACAACTGGCGGTTCTACTGGAACTCTATACCAGTATCAGTCAAACGCTTCATTCCCACAGATGGCTTTCTCAATCGAGAAGGTTACTGTAACTGCTAACACTCGTGCTCTAAAGGCTGAGTACACTATGGAACTTGCCCAGGATCTAAAGGCAATCCATGGTCTAGACGCAGAAACTGAGCTTGCTAACATTCTTTCTACTGAAATCCTTGCAGAAATCAACCGTGAAGTTGTTCGTACTATCAACATCACTGCTGAAGCTGGTGCTCAGGAAAATACAACTACTGCTGGTGTGTTCGATCTTGACACTGACTCAAACGGTCGTTGGTCAGTTGAAAAGTTCAAGGGCTTGATGTTCCAGTTGGAACGTGAAGCTAACCAGATCGCCAAGCAGACTCGTCGTGGTAAGGGTAACATCGTTATCTGTTCTTCAGACGTTGCTTCTGCTCTACAGATGGCTGGTGTTCTTGACTACGCTCCTGCTCTTAACGGTAACAATCTACAGGTAGACGATACTGGCCAGACATTCGCTGGTGTTCTAAATGGTCGCCTACGTGTTTACATCGACCCATATGCTCTAGGTGGTAACTATCTAACTGTTGGCTACAAGGGTTCTTCTGCCTTTGACGCTGGCTTGTTCTACTGCCCATACGTTCCTCTGCAGATGGTACGTGCAGTTGATCAGAATAGCTTCCAGCCAAAGATCGGCTTTAAGACTCGTTACGGCATGGTAGCAAATCCATTCGCTGAAGGTCTAACCAAGGGTAATGGTCGTGCTAACGTAATTAGCACTAACAAGTACTATCGTCGCGTTATCGTCAATAACTTGATGTAATAAGATTCGGGTTAACCGAACTACTAAGGGGAGCTTCGGCTCCCCTTTTTTATATAAATAGTAATAAAAAGGTGCGTCATGAAAACATTTAAGCAATTTACTCTTGACGAAGGTTGGAAAAATTATCTTCCTTCAATGCCTTCTATGAATGATGTTTACGCCACTGGTTTAAATTATGCAGATACTATTTCAGGCGGAACATATAAAGATTTCATAAGACCAGGCATTGATTATGCGGCAAAAAATACTATGAAACTTGCTGGTTATGGTAAGGGTACTACGTTTGAAAAAGAAAGAAAGCAAGAATACGAAAAGCTAGCCAAAGCAGAAAAAGAATCGCCAAAAGCATCAGCTATAGGTGATATTGCTGCGTATGCTACCATGATAGGAATGCCTTATTTAAGATTAAGTTTAGCTGATAAAGCAATGAAAGCTAATGAAGCAGGAGCTAAAACAGCAGCTGTTGCAAAAGGATTAAGAACAATTATAGGCAGATAAATGTCAGCAATAGATAATACACCATCAAATCGAAATTTTCTTTCTCCTCTTAATTTCAAGTTTCAAATTAAGAAGGCTCCGCACGTTAACTTCTTTATACAGAAAGTTAACATCCCCTCTATTTCTATTCCTCCGCCACAACCAAACAACCCATTTGTAAAAACACCAATTCCTGGCGAGCACGTTAATTTTGGCGATCTCACAATTACATTTAAAGTTGACGAAGAGCTAAAGAATTACCTTGAAATTTATAACTGGTTGATCGCCCTTGGTAAACCAGAAAACTTTGAACAATATAAAACTATTCAAGATCAACCTATAACTTCGGGTGATGGTATTTACTCTGATATTTCATTAATGATTTTATCAAGTACAAAAATGCCAAATTATGATATCACTTTTGT